TTTCATCTAGCATCCCCTCTTCACACCGAAGTGTTCTGAGGAGCTCTGCCCAAACTGGCGGAAATAACTTAAGCCAGCACAGGGCAACAGAGTCACTAGCACCTGATAGGTCAAGTGTTACCAAAGAATTGGTTTCAGAACCGATTTTCGATAATGCCTGATTTTTTGCCTGGGTTTTGAGATTTATGCCAAAGTAACATAGGCGTTGTCTCACGTAATCGTTCAGCGAAAGCTGACAATATACATTCCCTGTAGGCTCAGCTGCAATGCCTCTTAGAGTTTTAGCATTTTTGGGTACAAACAAGATCCGAGAATACTGTCGATTTAAAATGACATAATCTATCGGAACATTGGGATAAACTCCAAGCTCTAATAAACTTTTATTCTGCTCATATTTGGGAAACGTCGAACTCTTATAATTTTCATACAGAGAACGGCACCATCTATGATCATCAGCGATTACTCGCGTAAAAAGATCTTGCGCTTCAAGCGTAACATCTAAAGGAGGACAAAACTTATTAATTGGTATTGAATTCTGCCCACTCTTGGCTGACGTCGCGCCGGGACCATGTCGACTTGCATCAGAAAAGATTGCAAAGTCACAGTTGTCACCGAGAACATTCCGTATAAAATCACGGCAATGCTCAAAAACCGGAAACACAAAAACGTCATCTATACAAGAATCAGAATCTGTATCTACATGAAAACAATCAAATAAAGGATCTTGATTAGTCTTCCGACACAGGTCTTCAAATTTATAAAATGAGTCCAATGCCGCGGTCTTTTGATCATAAGGTGAGTTAGGAAAATCATACTTCTGGGCAATTGTAAAAAGCCGCAGCCATCTGATAACCTCAACTGTTGAGTTAATATTATCATCAACTTCCCATCTGTTTAGACTGGGTAATGATAAGTCAGACTCGCAAAGTTCGATGTAGGCTTGTATATCTCTAAGCCTTATTGATTGTTTTAGTTTTGCAACAATCACATCGACTGTTCCATTTGTAGCACATCCACTTTTTTCGAAGTCCTTTACAAGGGCATCTAGTATTTTCCAAACATAGTTGTCCGGAACACGAAGTGGACGGCGGGAACGGTTCTTCTTCTTTTTTATCTCTTCGACCATATGATGAATTCCTTTTTTGGTAATTTATCATTCCTTGTAAAATACCAAGGATGGTTGCACAACCGACAGCAATAAGATCTGTTAAATCAAGATCCATTAATATGCTGTATGGTAAAGATAGAAATCCCAGAAATCCGCGTGACCTACCAACGCTATAAGCTCTTTAATAAATTGAGTTTTTTGTGCTGGTGTGAGTCCCTTTGGTGCTGAGGCTTCAATCTTGAACAGTGCGGGAAGAATACTTTCTCCTTGCGGAGTCGGTAGAAGAAAATCACGGCGCATCGTTAACATATTCCGGTACGTTCCATAATGGTTCGCAACGGGTTTTGGTTCGATGGCCTTTAGTACAAACTCTCGCCTTGGCAAAGAGTCATCCAAGATAACAGAACTTTCCTTATAAAGGAGTACTCCGCCATCGTTTGAACGTTTTTTGTACTCAGACGAAGTAGCAGTAACTCCATCTTCTTCGGTAAAGTCTAACTGGATGATTTCATTTAACATTTAATCTTCTCCTTACTTTTTTGCTGGACCCCTGAAATAGATTAACGGTCTTTTTAACAGCTTTTGAAAACTGTTGCCGAAAAACTATAGAGGTATCAATCCATCGATCCCAGGAAATTCCAGAATCGAAGTTAATGTGAAGCGCAGATGATCTATCAGCGCTGATTTCATCCCGCGTGGTAGTAATGTCGGTTCTTG